AAAATGTTAAAGCTAGTAAGAATATAATAAAGATAATCAATATGTTGTTTTAAATCTCCGCCAGCAACAGCATAACTGTGAACTAGTATTCCTTGGTTTGTATTATCATCTATTTCTAAAATAGACATAGCAAAATAGTCAGAGCTTGGACTATTTGAAAATGAAGGGTCAATTCCTAATATATATTTTTTATCACCATCCCCCTTGATTAAAGATGTAGGAGATTCTCCATCAGGGACAGTACATTGGTGCATTTTCTTTGCACTGAAATAAGAATCGCTTCCATCAGTAAACTGAGCACAATATTCTCTTTGAAAAGATGAGTTTGATGTTCCTCCGCTACTACGAGCCTCTTCGATAATAGTTGTATCTATCATATCCGAGGGTAAAGACTCATATCCCATTTGAGAAATAAAATATGTAGAGTCACCCGCCTCTTCTGGTTTATAAATCTTTTGAGTCCAATCTTTGTAAGTTTTATATAAATTTTCAAAGGTATAAGAAGCGGAAGAAAGTGCTACCATTTTAGAATTATTTTCGAACACCATTCTATCTTCTTCTTTCATTTTACCCTGCTTGATAAGTTCGTCTTCTATTTCTCTAACCTTAATTCTTTCGGCCATGTCTTGCGGAGCAACCAAGAAAGGCATAAGCACGGTTTTAATAGTTTCCTCTGGCAATAAAAGGAACTCGTCCAGAACCAAAATATTGGCACGGAAACCACGAATTTTTTCGCCAGATAAAGGAACAGCAGTTATAGAGCCTCCATTAATTTGCCACTCGTATTGGTCATTTCTTTTAGATGGCCTGATAGAAAAAGCTTGGGCAAGAAGCTCCGCACCCTTGCTTTGAACCATTTTTTCTATATTTTGAAAAATGAATCTAGCTGTTCTAAATGTAGGTCCGGCGATTAGTATTTTTGTTCCGGGCTCAAAGATACATTGGAGAAAACAAAATACAGATGATATAAAAGTCTTTCCGCAACCACGACCCCAAACGCACATAGAAAAATTTTTATTTAACATCCCTTTTAATGTAATTTCTTGAAAGGGGGCGAGCTTAATCCCTGAAATTAACTCTGTAGTAAAAGTCAGATTATTCCTTAAAAATCTAGCCAAGGTTATCCTTGCCTCCTTATCGTCTAAGGAGCCCTCTAGCTTAAGTAGTTCTTCATTTACATTTTCTACTTTAGGCGCATATTTTTCGTTGGCGTACCACATTACAATTTACCCATATCATATGCTAGTTGTAGGTCAATTTTCTTATAAATACAACCAGATGTAAATATTTTTTCTATTACCCTAGCTGATTCTCTTTTTCCATCTACAAATAAAAATTGTATAGTGGGGAATTCTTGACTCATGCTTCTTACTCTATGAAATATAAATTCTGGAGTAGCTTTTACTTTACTGTATACCCTACCTCCATGAGATTTTCTTTGATGGTTAAAATAGAGAACATTTGATAGTTTTTGTTCTATAATGATAATTAGACTCGCATCGTCATCTATAGAACGCTGTATTTCGCGCACAAAACGCTCGTAGCCGCCACTTATAGTCGCTAGGAAGTCTCCTACTGCCTTGCGCTCAACAAACGCCTTACAGGAAGCCTCAGAGCTACTAAACGCATAGTCTCCATAGTCTAGCTTTATCAATTTTACGTTTCTTTTGAATTTTAACGGCCTCTGCTCTCTAGTATCAATTAGAATTTCGTATTCCGGCTTTTGCCATTCTGAACCGACTATAATCTCGTCAAAATTTTTATGCTTGTTCTTAAATCCCAATTCGCGGCATAACTTGTAATAATCCCCAAACAATTCATTGTAGTATTGAATCGGGGGAAACATTAAAGAGCGAACTTCTGCTTGACACGGAGTATAGATAAGATTTTTTTTCTCTTTCCTTTTCGTTAATATATCTTTGCAGTAAGTTTTAGCCTCTTGTTGTGTGGAGTTTTTAAGCCACATTCTAAGATTCGTTCTAGAATTAAAATCCGCGTCAAAGTATTGTTCTTTGTTTTTGAATTTGATTATTTTGCCGTCGTATTTATCATACCTTGGAAAGTATTTTTGATAATACTCTACCATTCTGAGCTTATGAGCTTTGAGGTGAGCATGAAGTTGCCTATCAGTCTCAAACTCTTTACCACATACAGCACATTTAACCATTTAACGCCTCGTCCTCTCCTAGCCCCATAATTCGGCATTTAATTTCATCCATTGATGACAGCCTATCGACCTCTTCTTTAATTATCTCTTTTTTCATTTCGGCCAAATGAATCATCTTCTTACGAGACTCCTCATCTTTCCATACTTGGACTAAATTGAGAATACTTGCGTTTTCTTTGATTTGTTTGCTTAGTCTATCTGAACGTTTTTCCTTCAAATCCCCAAGAAGCTTTTGTTGCCTGTTTACAGATTGATTATATTCGGTTTCGACTTTACCGATTACTTCTACTAGAGACATTGAAGCTCTACCATCAGTGTCCTCCACAACCGCATCAAGCATTGCTGTTAAATGTTCTTTTCTTCTTTGTATATTCGCAGAAATAACAACCTCAGAAGACAAAACTATATATTGGTCTACTTCTTCTTGAGTTAGGTCAGGCTTATCATAAGTATAACGAATAAAACTAGACTCAAACAAATCTCTATCATTTTGAGTTTCATAATTATTGATTTGATGATTAAACCTAAAGGTATGCATATACCCAATTAAAGCTTCAATCCCCGCTTTCTGTCTTTGTTTTAAATTATTTTCCTCTAGGCCATCGTGAACGTATTTATTAATCCTTTGGGCCATTCTCAGAATAGTTTTAGGGGGCTTGTATTCGTTTGATTCTGGAACATCGGATGTAGAGTTTTGGTAAACAACTTTATTATCTAAAGTGCTTATATAATCAGACACCGCCCTCGCTTCTTGGTTTAAATTTGTTATCTTATTGTCTTTAAAAACAATTCTTGCAATTTCAACGGCAGACATCATCCCAACATTATTGGAGATGTATTCTTTATGCTCTTCAGTTAGTTCCACCTTATCTTTAGGCTTATAAACATGAGCGCCATCGGCTACGATTTGTCGAGTAGCTAAAAATTTTTTAACAGCCCTTCCTTCTTTAGTCCTGCCGTCAAACTCTTCGTTTGGATATGCTATCCTAATCAATTCTAATAAAGATGGAGGATTATCAGGCCTGTCATTCCATTCTTTTAGAATCGCTAGCTTCTGTTGTTCTGTTAATTCTATAGCCATTAGAAAATATCTATTTCACCACGTTCAATAAACTTTTTAACTTTGTTGATTATATTTTTTTGTAAATTCTTTATCTGCTTGTATCCGGGACTCCTGTTCTTTTCTGAGGTTTTGTATCCCATCTTTTTCGCAGCCTGTTCTTCAGATAAATTGTCTATATATAAAAGCTTATAAACCTTCCATTCTATCGGGCGTAATTGTTCTTTCATTTTTTTATGAACCCTTGATATATTTTCATTCAAATCGCTCTTATCATCATGCATGTTAAACACTTCTTGTTCGTGATTTTCTAAGGGAACGGGGATTTTTACATCATGAGCAACTTTTTTTGTTTTTTCCCAATTCGAATACAAGGGACAATCCGAACATTGTTTTTCATAAATTTTACATAAGTCTTCTCCTTCTGCCGCATCACACTTTAAACAGGGCCTTGAATAATTCCCATAGTTGTTTCTTATCAAATTTTTAATTTGATTTGATATTAATCTGTTAAGCCAAGGAGCGAGGGGTTTTTGTGGGTCGTAAAGATGCCATTTTTTATGCACATGAATCCTTAATATCTGAGAAACGTCATCGAAATCCATCCAGCTTATTGCGGTTAAGTTCCACTTGCCCCTTCTCTTGGATATTTCGGTATCAATTTCATTGATATGTTCTTCGAATTTAGGCTTTTCATCAGGCATTCATGTGGTCCTTTATAAACCACACTTTAGTTTTTACTATTTAGGTCTTATTGACCCAGCCTCTTTTTTCCAATTTTCTAAGAATTGCTCTTTACTTATTTTCGAAGTGGTAGGAGCCTTGCCTTCTTGAGTGTTTTCTGGAGGTTTAATGTCTTTATAGGCTTCCATTATACCACCGACTGTTTCTTTTCTTTCAAATCGTTGGACCTCAAAAGCTAGTCCTTCCATATCAGGAATCGATTCAACTTCTTCTTCTTCATCAATATTTTGATTTTCTTCTACAACTTTCGGAGTTTCAGAAGCTTTAGAGAAAGAACTCAGGCTACTTCCGCAGGAGGAGCAAAATTTAGGCTTTGGGCCAGCGTATTGAATAAGACTCCCGCAATGTGGACAAAAAGATTTCATGTTTATAAACAATTATAGTTACACAAAAAACAAAATTATAAGATTTTTTTTACGAAAAACGACCAAATGGCCGAAAATGAATGTAATTACATATGGGGAGACGCAACGTATGGATAAAAAAGGTAAGAAAAAGCCGAATTTCACCTTTAAGAACACAAAAGGCATAGAATACGAGATTTTCTTTATTAAGCCTAATGAAAAATATTATGGTGAGGTTGATGGGTACTGCCACGACCCGAAAGAAAAAAACCCCAAGATATATATAAACCCTTATTTAACTAAACAATCAGAGTTAAATACTATAGTTCATGAAATGGCCCACGCATTCTTCTGGGATAAACCTGAAAAGGATATATACGCTTATGCAAACGCAGTAAGCAGGATGTTATATACCCACCAACAATGGAGAAAAATAGAAAGTGATAATTATGAACGTAAAAAAAAGAGCAAAGAAGATAAAAGAAAAACTTGACTCTATAATGAGTCTAACATTTCATGATTGCAAGTCTTCGGACCCCGAAGTCGCTGCTCAAGCCCAGAATTTGAACACACTAGCCCACCAATGTACCAAAGAATTAGAAAAGCTAGTTTCCGATTGTAAAAAACAAGAATCAGATTGGGGTATAGATAAAGGTAAAATCTCGGGTAAGATTTCTTAATCTTTAAGTTGTTTCAATTTTTTAATAAGGAACTTAACTAGTTCCGACCTCATAATATCCTCTTCATCAAACTCGAAGGTTCTGATTCCCATGTCATGAGAGTCTTCGTCTGAAAACAATTTATACATTTCCTCGAAAGCACAATCGCTTGAGCGTAAATCTGACTGCATAGGGTCAGCTAAAATGAAGCATCTACTGTGTTTGCCCATTCTGGTCAAAACAGTAGTTATTTCCTTAGCCGAACTATTTTGAACTTCATCAAAAATAATACATTTATTTTGCCAGTTCATTCCGCGAGCGAAATTAACAGGAAACATGGAAATTCTTTCCTCTTTTTCTAGCTTGGCTACTCTCTGTTCAGAGAGAAGCTCTTCTAGCTTGTCTAGGAAAGGTAAATTATAAAACTTTAATTTATCTTCAGCGGAGCCCGGTAAGTAACCTAAACGCGCATCAGATGACTCTACCGCGCTTCTTATATACATCATATCTGAGATGACTTTTTTATTAAGTAGCTGTAAGCCACAATAAACAGATAAAAGTGTCTTAGAAGTGCCAGCAGGGCCATTTACGAAGACGATACGAGTATCATCATCTAACGCCAATTTAAAAAATTCCTTCTGCTTCTCTGTCCAAGGGAATTGTTTTACCCTTAAGGTGGTTTTTAAAGGGTTAGGATTTTCTACCTCACTTACAGGAGACATAGAATCTTCGAGTTCTTGTGCAAGTTCACGAGCCGTCAAATCGTCGCGAAGAGCGCGTTTTGAGCGCTTATTGTTTCGTTTCATTCAATGATTATTACACTTAAGAAAACCATCCAGTATAAGAAATTCTATTTAGTTTTACGCCCGGATTAACATGGGAAACAAGATGTGGTATACCTTTCTCTTTAGGTATTTCAAATAATGTTATCTTATTAAACTCGGGTAAAATTGTTTTTGTTACATGTTTATAGTCATCTGTTAAGAATTGAAGTAAACCGCCGTATTCTGGTTTCCAATCTTTTGTTAAATTTATTACAAATCCTATTTCCCCCTTGTTGTGGTCATGATGAGGTCCAAGAAATTGCCCAGAAGAATATCTGGAGCAAAAAAATTCTCCTTTTTCTGTTAAATGTTTACAAGTAAGAGTACTAAAAAAGTCTAAAACTGAACTGCTGCCGAAATATTTTTTAAATTGACATTCTTTACAGGGGCAAGTGTCTTTATGTTTGGTTGTTCTATCAAATACATAAGAAAATAAACCCTTACTCAAAGAATAATAAGTTTTTTGTGTTTCAAAGTTAATTTTTTCAATATTAGCTTCTGTTCTTTGTATTGATTGCACATCTCCCTCTTTATAAGTCTTGTCATTGGGGTCTCCAAAGGCTGGACCCCTGAAAGAAGTGAACCACCAAGTAGAATCCATGTCAATAGTGAAAAACTTATACAATTCCTCTGCATATGAGGGTTCAAAAAAGTCTTCAATTACAATAGATTTATTAGCGGCGAAAGTACGTGCCAATTCTTCAGCGTCGTGTTTCGGGTTAATCATATATCTAATAGATTGTATATGAAAAGAAGGTTATTTTCAATACCCCTTCGGGGATTTTTTTACTTTTACAATTATTCTTCAAAGAATTTTGATTTTACTAAGTAAGAAATTGATTTTACTGCTTCATCAGCGTCAGGACCAACAGCTTTTACTGTTATTTCTTCTCCATTGGCGGCGGCTAGCTGCATAACAGACATTATACTCTTGCCGTTGATAGTTTGGCCGCCTTTTGTTATGTATATGTCCGCATCAAACTTGTTCGCGGCTTTTACCAGTTTGGCAGATGGCCGCGCAT